TTTTCTTTCTAATTTTAAAAGATCTGTTTTTCATATCAGCAGTAGATTGTCCTAAAACTCTATACTTAACCCCACCCGCGTTCACTTCTCCGTGAGTTTGACGTGGATCCATATTAATGTTTTTATCTTTAGCAACTGTTTCTTTGACAGCATCTGCTCTACCTTGCTCGTAAAAATGTTTAGCAATAGTATCAGCATTCATAGCTGTAAATAAAGACTTATGATAACCCGCAGCGTCTTCTATTGTTGAACCATCTTCAGTTACAAATTTATTAATAAAATTATTAATATCGCTTTGAGTTTCTTTTATCTTATTAGTGTCTTTAACATTAAACCTAAATCTCTTGTCTCCAATGTCATAATCAAAACCTTTGAAATTTTCATTAAAAACATTATCGGTTTTCTTTAAAAAAGCACTTTTACTTGCTTCAGATAACTTTCTCTGCTTCTCTTGATCTTTATTGTATCTATTAAAGAAATCAATAGCTTTTTGTTGTTCTTGAGTCAACTTTGACCCAGCTTTGATATCTTCATAGTATTTAGACTTTTGCCTGTCTAAATGGGCTCGCGCCTCGGCAACTTGCTCTTTGAGGGCTATTTTCTTTTTTCGTATATCTTTTGTATCATCGACTTCTTCATCATAACCAAAAGTATCTTCTAATAAAAAAGATCTTTCTTCTGGGGATAAATGAGATTTTGTAGTTCGATAATACTCATCTAATACTTCAGAGTCATCTAATTTAGATATATCTCTGTTTAAATTTACGTAGTCATTTAGATCACCACCAGTTTCATTCATGAACTCCATCACTTTCTGTAACTTTTCTGGTAACTCAGATGGTGGTGATTCCATTGAAACCTCTTCAACGTTTGAAACATCAACTTCTTTTGGTTCATTTGTAACCTCTTGTATTATTGGTGTTTCTTCTTTCGGTTCTTCAACTTCCTCTACTTTAGGTTCTTCATTGACTACTACCACTTCTTTTTCCTCAACGGGTTCTTTTTCAACCTCCACGTTTTCGGTTGTTAGTGGTTTTGATAAATCAACTTTTGTAATATTACTTTTTACTTCTTTAGGTTTCATATTAACCTTAGTAACATTATCTTTTGTTTTTTTAGTCTCTTCGACTTTAGGTTCTTCAACCTTTTTGTTTTCTTTTGCCATAATAAAATTTTATAAAATATTAAAAATTAGGGTTAAAATCTACCTATACCAGCGTTCCCCGTAATTATATCATTACCTGAAGATTCAAATTTTTTAGGTTGTTCACCCCCTTTTCTTTGCTCTATCATTCCTCTTTGATGTTCTGCTTGTCTATCTACTCTTTGATCTTTTCTATCTTCTCTCATAGATTCCAGTTTATTAGCCGTCTCTCTTTCTTCACCCTTTATTTTAGAATTTAATTCAAATTCCAAGATCATTAATTCCTTCTTAACTCTAGCTTCTTGTTGTAAGAAATCTATTTTTAAACCATTCTTTGTTTTTTCTAAATCCATATCAGCTTGAGATTTAGCCATGTTTTTCTCCATTTCTATTCTAGCTGATTCCTGTGCTGCAGCTGCAGTTGCTTGAGACTGTGCTTGGATATTTTGTTGTTGCATCATTTGATCTCTTTCCAACTTCTTTCTCCTCTTAACTTTCAATAATTGATTAGCTAGTTTTATATTTCGACAATCTCTAATATCTATAACATCATCTAAATCTAATGTTTTTTGAGCCAGTGCAACTTGTATGTTTTGTTCAAGTATTTGTTTCTCTTCTTCATCTGGTGTTAATTCTATAAATATACCAAAATCATATAAATGTAAATCTTTCATTTCAGATAGTGTTGCAACATTATGTGCCCCAATAGCTCTTATAAAAGCTTCTCTTGTCGGGGAATATTCAATTATATCAGCTATTCTTAAAGATAAACACTCAGCTGCTTCAGCTGTTAAATATAACATCGATTGTAATATATGTCTAGTTGCTGTATTAGAGTTAGCAGCAGCTAATTTCTGAACACCAACCAAAGCGTTTACATCTGGAGTAGAAGCGTCTCTAGCTTCATTAAGTCCAGTTACATCTCTAATCATCTGTAGATAGTAATTATAAGTTGTAATTAAACTTTGTATTTTATTCCCACCCGCTCCGTTTTGTATTTGTTGTATTGGTATTTTACCTGGATTCGGGTCTCCTTCAGATGTAAAACTTCTACCTAAAACACTACCAGTTTGGAAGAACATGTTTAACGCTTCTTGTGGATTATAATTTGTTCCGTTACCAAGATCTATTTCAGCCAACCCATCAGCGTCAAGATAAACACCATCTGGTACCATTCTTGACATCACTTGTTGTAGTTTTAAATGCGTTAACTGGATCATGTCAGCAAAACCCATTATTCTACTAACTATAGATTCAATTCTACCTTCATACATTCTAGGTGCAACAAGTTGATAACTCATTTTAACTCTACTAAAATCTGATTGACTTCTCATCATATTAGGAGCCATTCTCCATCTCAATAATTTATTAGCACCTAATACATATACACCTTCATATAAACACTCAACAACTCTTTCGATTTTACTAAAATCACCTTCTTTATCTGTAGGTGGATTAAATGTATCATCTTTTTGGATTATTTTGCTTCCACCAGAACCAGTTGTTTTTAACTTATAAACATCATTAGCGTGTGTTTTGTAATTAAAATATAAAACATGCACCTTGTTCTTGTCTTTATTTGTAGCGTAGTATAGTGGATCAGATGTTTTATCGCCTATTTCTTTTATTTCAGATTCTGTTAAGTGTGGGAATTCTTTAACCAACTCATTTATTGGTATTTCTTTAACTTCACCAATGTAGTATAGATCATCAAAATACGGTGATTCTGTGTGAGAGTAAACTAGATTGACAGGATCAACATATTGAACTCTAGCTCCATCACTCCAATCAAACGTTGTTTTAGTAGCTCCAATACCTATAGTGGTTATATCATATAAGCATCTTCTTCTTATTAACTCATAATCACTACCTTCCATTAAAACATTTATAGCTTGCTCCTCCGCTAATTCAACAGCCTGCTTATAATTAAGCTGCATGTGTAGTTGTAGTTCTTCTTCAGAATCGGGTAAAGTATCTTTTGGATTTTCGTATAGATTCATGTTAAACTGTTGTTCAGCTAAGTCGTTAAACTCTCTAGAACGCATGTCTCTTAATATGGACTCCATATACTCAGTTCTCTTGCTAACACCATACTCGTCTTGTGAGAAACAATTTATCTCAAAAGTCCTTTGAGCCATACCGTTAACAACTATATCAACAAACTTTGGTATAATTGGAACAGGCGTCCAATCTAAATTCAAATAAGATAAATCACCATTTATAGATAATTCATTTTTATATTTTTGTACCGATTGTTCACCTCTAGCATATAATCTTAGTTTTCTAAAACCATTAACGTTTCCTCTAAACTTAGAGTTGTTTCCAGAAAACCACTCATGTCTTATAGCTTTAGCAACTTTTAAACCATAATCATGAGATGATTTTTCTTTATCGCTAACCGCTTGAGATGGAAAATTTATAAAAGTATCTATCATACCTCTTGTTTTATTATTCTTGATGTGAATCCTTTGTTATTATATTTAGATATATTCAGATTTAAAGCTGACATATTTCTATGTGGGTTTGGTCTATATAAATGTCTATTACAAGCCATTATTGCTAAACCGGAACTTATTGACGCATCATATTTAGTTCTCTTAGTTATATCAAACTTCGCCCAATCATTTAACGTATCATTAAAATACATATTACCATATGAGCCGTCTTGTGTTAAACCAACGTAATCATTAATATACGTTTCAATTGCTGCAGCATGTGCTTGTTTTATATCTTCGCTTGAATTAGGTATTCCACCTACTTCCTTTTCCGCGACTGATAGTTTGTTCCAGATTTTATCCGGTCTATTCATGCTAAATTTTCTATATCCTCTTCTTCTAAGATAGTATAAAAGTCTAGGTTTGTTGTTCTCTGCTAATATTGGCATTCCGTAAAATACCAACGCCATTAGAACGTCTTCAAAAAATATATCAGCTGTTTGTGGTCTAGCTATATATTCTAAAAAGAAGGAGTTTGCTGGTGCGTCTTCCATTGAAAACTTAGTTAATCCATGTAAAGCTCCTTTAGATCCCTGTCCATCTACCGTTCCTGATATATCATATGAATCACAACCAAACGCTCCCATGTGTTCATTGCCTGGATATTTTACGCCGTTTTTTAATATAACGTTATTTTGTAATTTATAGTTAGGAATCCAACTAACCTTAAATCTACCATTTGAACTTGGATTAAAAGTAACTTGAGTATCTTTAACGCCATTTGTCCATTGAAAATTCCCGGGTGTTAATACAGATGAATTTCTATTTCCTTCATTAAAATCAATCTGTTCATATATTTTAACTAAGTTAAACAAACTATTGCCAGTTTCATCTCTAAACGCGTGTTCTTCTGTTCTTGGAAATTGACGGTAAAATTCATTTAAAGCATCTTGATCATCTTTTAATCCTTCAGCTTCGTTGTCCCAATGATCTATTACTCCGTAATCTATTTCAACTCCATGTGGGTCAAATGTTTCTTGTTTAGGAGTATTAAATACGGGTTGTCCATATTCATCAATAAATCCTTCGTAGTTCCATTCCATAGGGATAAACAAAGAATATAACCCTGATTTAGTTTGTCCATTACGATTTCTTTGTTTAACATCTGAATCGTAATATAAGTTTTTAAAATTATCACCACCTTTATCTAATGCGTTACTTGTTGACCCCATCATACACTTACCTATAATTCTACTACCTAACCGTAAACAAGTTTTCGTAACTCTCCAGTTATTTTTTATATTGTCAGGTCTCTCCCATTTACCACTCTCATCATGTACTAATAGTGTTAATTTTTCACCATCATAACTATTATCACCCGTATTCTTCCAGTCGATAGTGGTGTCTAGTCCTTCCATATCATCTTGTTCCTCCCGTTCCCTCATTTTTCTACGAGTAAACTTTTTTGCAGGAACCCTATAAGCGAGTTCGGACTTTGGTCGGTCCATACCGTCCTGTATCGGTTTAAAGAAGAATGGATAATTTAAACTAATTGGTACTACTTTATCTGTAAACATCTTTTTAGCATCAGCACCAGTTTTAGATAATATACCATATCTACTATCACTTGATATAGTTGCCAAATTAACAGTTTCGGCTGAACTCATAAATGAAAAACCAGAACGTCTATTTTTTAAATAACACATTCCGTAACATCTTTTATCTGCTTTGCAAGCCTCCCAAAATATAAAAAACAATCTATTTGCCTCTCTAAAATCAGGAGCTCCAACATCAATTTTACTCCATTGTAAATACATATAGTGAGTGCCAGTTAAATAAGTTGGTTTACCATTATTCATAAACCAAAACCCCTCTTCTCTTCTTTTAAACTCCTCGTCTATATATCCATAGTGTTTTTCTTTAAAATCATCTGGATATCCTTGCCAGTCGAATACTGTTTTAATTCTTTTAAAATCAGGATTAGATGGAAATTGTCTCCACTTTTGTTCTTCTTTCTTTTTACTGCAAGAATAAACCTCTTTAGGCACCTTGGGTAAGGCTATTTGAAAACCTTGTATTTCAAGTATTTCACCAATTTGTCCAGTCTTAGAAATAACAACAATATCATTTTCTTTATTGTAACCATACTTCCATTTTTTAGATTTGTTCAATCTTTTAATGGTATTTAATTTTATAGGTTCTACAACCT